CTTAGCAGCCTTGTTGACGATTTTTTGAACGTCGATTGCCAACTGTTCTACGAAAGCCTTCGGATCTTCGATAAACCTTAAGGTTTTAGCAACTCTCGCTTTAACTACGTTAGACATCTTGCCTCTTCCTGCTGAGTACAAGCAAACAGCCTTGCAGCCTTCGGAAGCGAACGGACAGACGTTGACCTTCGGTGAAGCTTCGTTAGCTGGAGCTAGGTAAAGAATACCTGTAAGGTATCCTGAGTTAGAGCCTTTGCTGGTTTTAGCATCGGCATTTACTGAAAGTAATTCGGTATTGACGGTGATTTTCATAATGTGTGTTGCTTCCTGTGTTATGCCGAAGCTAGGCAATTAAATTTTGGCGAGAGTCGCTGCCTTACTTTTGTCAAAGATGATCTGCGCAGACTAGGTGAGCCTTATTCGACAAGGTCACCGTTAGAGTCTACAGCGTAAGCTGCTGTGGTATTTTCCAACCGCAACTCAGCTTCACAAAGCCTTAAGGCTTCAGCTTTTGTTTCGGCAGCAGCGATTTCGTTTACGGTTTTACCGTTATCGTTGTACTGTAGGTAGATCGTGTAGTGTGTCATAATCGTGTAGGATTGGATTGTGTGATTATCTGACAGGCTCATCAGCAGTGGAAGGTTACCACTGGACGGTCTTTAGACCGTTTCGCCTTAGTCTTGGCTTAATAACCGTGCTACCAATTCGCAGTTATCTTCGCCACCGTAGACAAGAGTGCCTAGAGGCTTGTTGTTTTCGTCAACTGGGTTAAACCAGTTAATACCCTTCACCTTCGAATTGTCGGCTACGTAGTAAACCAACACCCTAGTGTCAGCCATCTTACAGAGTTCGCCGTTAGACTTTCTGTCTTTAGCTTTAGGAAAGCTACCTGTGATTGAGCCGTCCTCCGCAAGCTTCATGAAAGCCCTGAAAGGGTTTTTGTCGCAAGCCCAGCCAAAAGCTGACATTACGTAGTAGGAACCGCCGTTAGCGTCGATTTGTGTGTCGTTATGCATAATTGTGTATGATTGGATTGTGTGTTGTGCCTTGCTTGGCTTGGCAGTGATCGGAGTGATTTGCCGCTTTCATTATAGCAACGCTGTCAAGCTGCCTCATGCGATCAGGACTTTTTTCAACGCCGTATCGTGCGCATTATGCATAGGATACCATACGAAAAGATGAAAAAAGTTTTGGATCGGTCTCAGCTCGTGCGCGATCGCATTCGGTAGGCATTATACGATCGCAGAACGATACAGACGCAGGCTTGCCTCAAGACTTTAAAAGTCTTATGTGAGAGCAGTGTCTAGAGCTATGCTCTAAGTCAAAAAACATCTGTTCACAAAAGAACGAATGGTTTGAGCCGAACTCTCCAAACACGTCTTCCTTGCGCATTTGGCAGCAATATCGGATTTATAATCCGTTGCAATAGCTGATGAACACTAGTCTTACGACTAGATTGTGACGGTTTCTGTGCCAATCTCTACCCTTTAGGGTAGTATGGGGGGTTTGGGGTAAGCAACACGTATATAAACCCTCTCAGAAATTTCCAACAAAAACAAAAACCCCCTCCAAGGACTTTTACATCACAAGGAGAGGGTACACATGTTAACAACACACACACGTTGAAATACAGTGCAGGTAATATTTAATACATTACCTAAAATACTCAAGTCAAAATTCGCTATCTTCGTCATCCATCTCTTCGTTCCAAGCATCTTCCCAGTCTATCTCAGCAGCGTCTACTAGCTCAGTCTGGTTCAGTTGCTCTTTAACAACATCCAGCATCCCTTTACAGGCGAAGACGTTGTCATAGACGTACTCAAGCTCTTGATGTTCTGGATGAACGACTATAACGACATAATTCTCAAAGTGTTCCCCAGCAATACCTTGAATCTGTTCTAGAGGATTATCCGACATATTGGCTTGACAGGGTTAAAGTTGCTTATATAATTATTATTAACTAATACGGAATGGTGCTAGCACTGAGATAACAAGACCTCCCAAGCTAGGATGGCTCTAGAGCAGTTCTAGAATTATATAATATATATATAGGTCACATCCAAGAGGTGCTTGGTCTAGTTGTTCTCTTATAGTAGGTATCCATGAATTTATCGAGTTCTTTTGATGCTAGGTCGTCTCTTCGTTCCTTCATCTTGTTATCTGCATCTTGAGCCATTTGTTCTACCCAATAATTACAGGCGATGGAGAGAGCATCAAGTCTATCGTCGTTTCTCAACGCACCTCTAAGTCTTGTTAGACGTGTCAGTTGGTACATCATCATGTACCTGAGTTGTTGTTCTGCTGGGTATCCTTGAGCAGTTTTGTAGTCGTTCTCAATAACAGAGGGTGCTATTACCAGTCTATGGGCTGCTAGGAGAGGCTCAAGGGTGTCTATGATCCGTTTCTCTTTCTGTTGATGGTGTCGTACCTCTTCAAGAGTGACTGGGTATTCTCGGCTAAATATAGGCGTTATAAGTTGGTTGAACATACCATCACCGAAGTTGGACTCAGTGATAACAGCGTTAACCTTGTTCCTCTTAGCTATACGGACTAGTTCAAGTAAGGTAGACTCCTCATATCCACCTTTAAGACCACCAGCTTCAGGAACGTACAGCGTACCGTTACACATCTTTACAACAGCGTAACCAGTCTCGTCCTTACCTCTACCAGATGGGTCGATAGACATAACAGACCCAGTGTAAGGTATCATGTCACCTAGAATCTTCATAGGTCTGTAGAAGCGGTCGCCTCTCATCCCTACGTTTGGAAGTCTATCCCATTCAAGCTCTGGCGTCTGCGCCCAAACTATTTTTTCTGGTGCAACGTCTGGGTCAACATCTTGCACAACCAAGTTACCAAGCTTAAGAGGGTAGCGATCAAGGTCAGCAAGGTTGGGGTTAAGCATAAACTGCATCGCATAACCAGCAGATCCATAAGATATTTTTCGCTCTTGCAGATCAAAGTCAGTAAATCGCGTAGGTTCGGCAGTTTCTCCTTCAGTTTCGTCATCTATACAGAGGGGAGACAAGGTATCTCCATAGGTGTTAAGGGCTTTCTTAGTAGCTACCTTTTCTGCTGACCATACTCGTGTAGTAAAACCTCTTTCTTGTAACTTAGTGTACAGGCTATCTTCACATTGCGGAGTACCTAGAACAATAATTCTAGAATCTTCGTTGGGCTTAATGATAGCATCAAATTCTTTTATCTGTTCGGACAGCTTATCGCGCATTTGCTGCGTAGCTGAGTTGTTCGCTACTTCAACGTCATCCGCAATAATAATGTCAGCACGAGACCCAGTCAGCTGGGACGTAATACCTAAAGACTTAACAGAGGGGGCGTGAGAGGCTCCAGAGGGTCCAACATCAAACGACACCTTAGAGAAGCGTTGGTCGGCTGTTGGCTTCAGAAAACTTAACAGAGGGATGTCGTGAATAAGTCGCAGCGTAAACGTAGAGAAGTCGTCAGAGCGTGTCTTGGACGCTGACACCACAAGTATGTTCTTTGTTGGGTCTAGGAATAGCTGGTGTACTACGAACGCAGAACAGATCCAAGACTTACCAACTCCTCTAAATCCCTGCACAACAGCACGCTTGGGACCGTTCTGCATGAAGTCAGCAATATCGTACTGTATCTCTGTTGGGTCACGCTTGATTTGTTCAAGTGAGTGCCAGATAAAATACAGGAAATTTCTAAAGTCTTTTAACTCGTTAGGTATTTGTGGCAGCGATTGGCTCATCATCTTCACGGAACGGCAGCACCTCAACTAAGTTTTGCATAGGGCTGTCTTCCTTAATGGAGGCAGTGACTTGATTGTCTTTAAGTAGCTGCCTAGCTACGTTGAGGATTGCTGGGCTTGATTCACCAGACTTAATCACGGTCAGTAGCTCTTCGATTGTCAGAGCCATCAACTCATCCAGCAGTTCCTTATTTGTCGTCTTCGTCATCTTTTATCTCCTTCCATAGTTTAACACTGACATACGCAAGTGAAACAAGTCCAAGTATAATTGCAACAAACGTATTTACATGTTCAAGAGTTATTGTACCTAGTAGACCAGCGATGGCTATGGCAGGTGTGAGATGGCTATCGTTGTTCATGGCTATGCTAGTTTGAATCCTGTAAACCAAGTATCTTTATCATTACTTCCTGTAATTGTAGGAGACGCTCCTGCTCCATCTTGAGCATAAGCTTCAACTTCAACATATTGACTTTCCGTTAAATCCAAAACTGAAACAATGCTTTTTGATTCTGCGCCGCTTGGGTTTTGATTCATAAAATGAATGTTGGTATCGGTAACATTACTACCATCAATAATAAATCTCAGACCACTTCCGACTAAATCATTAGATGTCGCAGGGTTTATTTTTGCAGTTGCTGTAAAAAAGTATTTACCATCAGAAGGAGCAGCGAATCTTGATGTACTTGTATCAAAAACATTATCATCATCAAAAACCGATGAGTCAAAGGTGACTTTAGTCCACCCTCCACTAGTTAATCCTGTTTGGTTGGTTGTTTTTTCTACTTTAAACGAAGGACTGTTACTAGCACTTGTTCCATCAGCACCCGCTGGACCAGTTGCACCTTGTGGACCTTGTGGACCAATGCCAGCAATAGCCTCTGTCGCATTCTCACGAACTTCTTGCGCCGCAAATAAACCTTGTCTGTAAGCTGTGTCCAAGTCCCTCTCCGATAAACGAGAACCGTTCTGGAAGTCTACCAAAGCGCTGGTGGGGGATGAACGATAGATCCTCACCTCACCATTAGAACTGTAGTTTGTAGCATCAGCTACAGTACAGGTGGTCGTTCCATCGGTGGTTAATATGTTTGTTACGTCCAGCTCAGTCCATGTACTAGCTGAGTTAAGTTTTCCAACAGCCTTAATGTCTGCTGTTGATATAAACTCAAAACCTACTGTAAAGGTAGTCGAGCTTGGATTTAATTCGGATTGATATGACAAGGGCATCTCACTATTGGTTAGGTGGGTTATATATTATGCGTCTAGAAGTGCTTGTAATGCTTCGGTTGAAGCACCTCTCTTTGCTTGTTTGTTAATTGAGCGCATACGCTTGTACTCGGTTTCGATTTCAGGAAATTCTTCCATCATCAAACTAAGAGAACGAGAGCGATACTTACTCAGTACTCGGTTGATTAAAGCAACTCTAGGACTCTTCAACGCTCCATCAGTAAGTGGAGACAGTCGTTGGTAACGTGAGCTATTTATTAGCTTTTCAAGTTCTTGGCGGAGTGTCTTACCTCTAATCTTTGTGTTACTGAGTAGTTCTAAGCGTCTGTCATAAGCGGTCTGTCCTTTATCGTTAACAAACTCGGTCATGTCGATACTGCGGTCAAGCATAGTGCTTGTCTGCGTAAAGCCGTGATCAAGTGCTGCCAACTCTTCAAACACTACGTCACCATCTCGTGTTGACATTGCCGAAGGATTGAACGGACCAACAAACTTGAACTGCTCCATAATGATAGGCTCACCAAGGATGTTACGTTTCGGATCAAG